CTTTCTTTAATCATATTAGAAAGATAATTTTTTGGAATTTTTCCATTTAATTCTACTTGTAAATAATCATCACATAATTTAATTACTTTTAATCCAACATTATACATAAACTGACCAACAAATTTAAAATGTGATTCAAATGTAGGTAAATGTTTTGATGGCCAAATATTTGGAGAATAAACAGTTGGATATTTTTTGATTAAGTTTTTATCTTTTGTTGGTTCATCACAAATAGGATTTGCATAATAACTTCCTTTTGCGAAGTCTGGTTTTCCACCCTTCATTTTTTCCTTTCCTCTACTCCATCCAAATGCATATAAACTATTTTCATCTTCATATTCAGATTGAATTGGTTCTGGTAATTCACCCATTTTTTTAGAAAGATGTAGTAATTTCATTTTCATTTGTTTGAACTCTGGAATATCTGTAATTAAAATAGCACCTAAACTATTTTCGCCAAATGCCTCTTTAATTTTCATAACTAAATTTGGATTAGATATTAATTCTTGATATGAAATTCTAGTTAAAGACATATTTATTTATAATTTATAATTAATAATTAATTTTAAATTTTAAAATTATTTTTAGAATTTAAAATTATTTTCTAATATTTTCATAGTTTTCTTGAAACCAATCAATAGTTATTAATAAACCAAAATCAAAATCTTCAAATTCTAATTCTGGCATAATTTTCATTAAATTTTTATTTGAAACTGTTTTTTTATATTGACCATCTCCAAAGCTTGTATCATATACAATATTTTTATAATCCATAATACTTGCAATTTTTTCAACAATTGATTTAATTGAAATTTCATTTTTTTCTCCAACACTACAAATAATATTATTTTCATCTACTTTATTAATAATTAAATATTCAATAATTTTTGCTAAATCTCCAGCATAAATAAATTGTCTTAATGCACTCCCAGTTCCTTTAACTATAAATGGTTTATTTTCTTTTTTTGCCAAATAACATTTATGAATTAACCCAGGAATTACATGTGAATTTTCTAAATTAAAATTATCAAACTTTCCATAAATATTTGTTGGAATAATACATTTATAATAATAACCATCTAATTTATTCATTTGACGACAAAAAACTTCTAACATTCTTTTTCCATATGCATATCCTTCATTACTGAAATGTGGTTCTCCATTATGTAATTGATTTTCTGTAATTGGATATTGAACATTATCTGGAAAAATACAAGTAGATAAACAACCAATAAAATTTTTAATTTCTAATTCTTTACATACTTTCATAACATTCATATTCATTAATAAATTATCATGAAGCATTTCAAAATTATGACTTAAATTCATATATAAACCCCCAACTTTTGCCGCTAAATGAATGACATGTGTTGGTTTATAAGAAGAAAATACATATTTTGTATTTTCATAACTTAATAAATTACAATCTTTTGATGATAGATAAATATAATCTGGACATCGTTCTTTTAAATTTTTTCCAACTAATCCAGTTCCACCAGTAACTAAAACTTTCATATCTTATATGTTAATAAAATATTAAATTTCAATTTTAATATCCTTTTATTTTTTTAAAAAGAATGGTAATAATAATCGTTTCCATAATGAATGACATTTTTCTTTATTTTCTGGTTTATATGAAAGATAACTATCACGTTTTAATTCTGGAATTATAATTGGACCTTTTTTACTACATTTATCATTTGCTAATCCAAAAATCCTTAACCATGTTCCAGATTTATGATAATTAGCATGACTTGCTCTTGCAATATATACAGTTAAAATATTATCATTGATAATTTCACACTCTTCCCACTTATACCATTTTCCTTCATCGGAATGAGCTGAAAAATAAACAAATAATGGTTTCTCATTTTCATCGAGTAAAATTTTAATTCTTTCGGCATCTAAATGATGAAATCCAAGTTTTTCTGATTTTGGAAATAATGAATATCCACAACCGATTGCTCCATTATATTTATAATATATTTCATAAGTAATTGAGTTATAAACTTTACCGAAATATTCATAATCTTCATAATTATAATAAACTGTATTTGATACATTTGAATAAAAGTTATCAGTTGGAAAATATATTTCGTTTGGATGAAATCTTAATAATAATTTAATCATTTTTTATTATGTATTAAGAAAATATTTTTAGTAAAATTAAAATATATTAAAAAATATTTTAATTATCTTTGATAATATTTAATATAAGTGTTTTTCTTTGTAAAAAATTAGATATACAAGTACAGCCCTTTGCAATCATATTACCTAACCAAAAAAATGCAATAGATAGAATTGCCCCAGGAATCATTGGTAATATAGAAAAATGACCAAGTATAATTAAAAGCATAAATCCAGGTGCAAGTGGTGGTAAAAAAATACTTAATAGAACAATACTTGTAATATAAGAAAAATAACCACCAACGGAACCAAGTACTATAATGTCATCTTTTGTTAAATTAAATCTGTAAGTATCATATTTTAATTTACGAAAATTTTTCCATTTAATTCCAGATTCTTTAAGTTTTCTTAATATTTGTTTTTTATATGTTTTAATTTCTTTCTTTACTTGTTTTAGTTCTTTTCTTAATTTATACTTTAATTTTTGATAATCCGAAAATCCCAAATGATTATCAGATGAAATATATTCTATAAGAAGTTTTTGTTGTGTTTCTTTTAATTTTATTTTTTCATTGAGCTTATTATCCATTGCAATAAAATATTCTTTATGTTCTTCAAAAAAATCTTTTAATTGTGCTTCTATATTACTCATGATAAATTAAAATAAATTTATATTAATTAACAATTAAAATTCAATTTTAAATTTTTTTATTTAATATATTCATTAAATATTTGTTTACATTTATATATTGTTAATTCAATATCATATTTATTCTTTAATAATTTAGGAATTGATTTCCAACTAATTCGTTTAGTTCTATAATCAGAAATTTTTTTCCCAATTAATTCAATATCATATTCTTCTGTTTCTAATTTAATTATTTCAAATCGAGGTCCATTTGTTGTCATAACTCGCTGTGTCATTTTTATTTTTCCAAATGTTATTTTTTTATGACATTCTTTACATAATACACTTAAATTATGTTTATCATTTTTATGAAAATTTTTATCAAGAATATATCCATCTTCATCTGCATCTTTTTGTTCAATAATATGATGTGTTTCTAATTGTTCTTTACTTCCGCAAATTTCACATGAATTCATATACACATTATTATTATATAATGATTGTTTTGTCGTTGTTATTTGTGAAATATTAAGAAAATCATCTCGAATTTTAATTGCTTCATTTATTATATTTGAATCAATGCCAAGTGTTTTTGCAATTTCAAGACCATATTCAGTTTTTGATGGTCCATCGGTTAGTTTTCTAGTATAAACGATTTCATCTTCTCTGATATCCATTGATAAATGTTTTATTAAAATATCTTTATTATTCCATAAATCTTGAATAATATCATTCTTAAAAATACTATGTAAATGAGATGTTAAAATAAATCTTGATTGTTTTTCTTTAATTAAGTTCTTAATAATTGCGATAGTTAATGCATGAGCACTTGCGACTTCTGTTCCTTTTGATAATTCATCTATTAAAATTAGACTTTTATTATTTGCTTTCTTTAATATATTACTTAATTCTTGTATTTCTACTGTATAACTTGAACTATTTGTATAGATATTATCATTTCCTTTTATTCTTGTTAATATTGAAGTAAATGGAACAAATTTCATATATTTACATGGAACATAATAACCAGATTGTGCAATTACTATATTAATACCAACATTTTTTAATAAACTCGATTTTCCTATGCCGTTGATACCGGAAATTATCATACCTTTATTTTTATTATCTAATTTAATATCATTTGAAATAAAAGGAATTTCTGTATTTACATTTTCAATAATTGGATGTCTTATCCCTTGAATATCAAAATAAGATTCTTTTTCTTCTTCGTCAATTATTGGTTTTATATAATGATTTGTTTTTGCACATTTTACACCAGATTTAATATAATCAATTAAACTTACAACTTCATCAAGTGAATCATATAAGTTAGAATATTTACATAAATCTTTAAGATATTGTGTATATAATTCTTCTGTTCTTATTCTTAATTTATCTAATGTTGTTGCTTCTTTTCGATTCATTTTTTCTAATTTATCAGTAGTTAAATAATCTTTTTTATTTAAAACTTTATGATAAAATTGTTCTCCTTCAATTTCTAATATATTATTCTTCATTTGTTTTTTAATAGCAGTCATTTTTGATTTTGATATAAATAAACAATTTTTATCATATTTTGTATCATATTTTCCAATATTATTTAAAAAGAATGTATCTAATGTATATTTTAATATTTTTCGATAATTTTCAATCCCTTTTAATTTTGATACATATTCATTTAATTCTTTATCTTGGTCTTCTTTAAATATATTATAAGTAATTTCTTGAATATCACGACATCTTTTAATATTTTCTTCATTAAATTTATTTTTAAATTGTAATATATAATTTTGTATATCTATATTTGATAGTTGATAATTATTAATTTGTTGTTTTAATTTTGGATTATTAATTGTTAAGTCTAATAATTTTATTATATATTCATAACTTTGTGTTAATTCATATAATTCTTGTGGGATGATGCTTTCAAAAAAGATTTTTTTATGTTTTTTTGTAATATCTGGTAATTCTTCTAGTTCAACTTCAAATTTTTTATAATTTTTTTTATTTAACATCTCTTCAATTAATTCATGTTTTATTTTAATATCTTCAATTTTTGCAGATGGTGCCATAATATTTCTTTTTAACATTCTTTTTCCCATATTTGTACTTGTAAAATCTAATAATGATAAAATATTAAATCTATCAAATTTTGTTGAACCAATAATATTTAATTGTTCTGCTGTATTATAATCTAAATTAAGTGAATTTTCAAAGTTTATAAAACGAGGATACTTAATATTTTTTATTAAAACTTTATTTTGTTCTTGAACATATTTTAATAATAAAGTATAAGATAATCTTGCATCTGGAAGATTTCCTAAATTCATTTTATCAATTGAGTTTAATAAACTATCTCGACCATATATTCTATCTAAAAAGGTTGATTGCCATTCAATATTTTTATAGTCTGCTAGAATATGTTTTTTAATCATATATGTTTCATTATTTATATTTAATAAATTTACTAATAGATTATCGGTAATTGAAGTATGATTATAAATTACATATTCTACTGGACGAAATTGTAAAATAATTTTAACAATATTATTAATTACATTATTCTTATCATAATCTGTATCACAACATTCAAAATAATAATTATCATTTGCATTAATATTAATTAATGATACACCACAATTTTTTTTATTATTTTTATATTCATCAATTATAATATTCATGATATAATTATCTTCATGTCTATTGTTTGTATCTGTTCCAGGCGTATATCTATTTACAATATCTCTAATTTTTTTCTTTCCATCTGGTGCATCTCGTTGTCCAATAATAACAATTGTATATCCTTCTTCCAATAATCTTTCAATATGTCTTTCCGCCGCAACAGTTGGAAATCCATACATTCTAGGATTATCATATGAATGTTTTTTCGCACCACTTTTATAAGAACGTATCATATTTAAAATATTTGCTGTCTTTTTTGAAGCTTTATCAAATAAGAAAAAATTTTCATCTTTTACTTCCCAAGAATAATTTTCATAAAAAGAACCAACTTGCATATAAAAGATAAATTTATCTGTGTTATATTCTTTTTTATATTTTATATATTTTTCTGCATATTCAATATAAAGAGATGTTTTATTTGTGATTTCATTTTTTAATTTATCTAATTTATCTTGCATAATAATTTAATATTTATTATAAAATCAGTTTTATAATAAAAATAAATAAAAAATAAATATTTATGATAATTTGAAATTTAAAGAATTTTTTATATGTATTGATATTTAAGATGATGAATTTTTTATATGTATTGGTGTTTTAAGATGATTTTGCCAATAATCACGAGGAAATTTTCTTTCACAATAATTACAATATATTTTATTTCTTTCAAAAGAAGTTTTAAGTGGACATAATAATTGTTTTTCTTTACTTAAAGAATTATAATCATAAAATAAAAAAATATTATTCCAATTAAGCAAATCTTTGAATTCTTTAACAAATTCTAATGGAAGCTCATGAATACTTCTTTTAGACATATAATCTATATCACGACCTAAACCTATAAAATTCCAATATATTTTATCTTTAATTTTATGAATAAATTGAAATGGGAAATCTTCGAGTTTTTTTTCATTATTTCTAAAAAAAGCCGCCACAGTTTCAGAAGAAAAACAATCTGCGATTTCAATAAGTAATTCAGATGATAAAGAATCGATTTGAGTTTGTACCACTATATCCCAAGAGATATATTTTTTAAAAGTTTTTATAAATTCAATTGGGAAATCTGCAATTTTATTATATGGTGTTATTCCAATACTAAAAAAATTCCAATCTATATCATATGGATTTATATGTTTTATTATATTTAGATATGCTTCTTTATCAGTAAAATATAAAAATTTATATCTTAATTTATACATATTAATTGCAAAATTAATTTCTTTTGTAAATCCATTTTTATCTAAATTGGAACAAATCGTCGTTGTATTTATTTCTGGTAATAATATATTTAAATTTTGTTGTACATAAATATCTGAATCTTCAATAAGTTCCATTTTAAATTTATAATCCCAAATAATATTTTCAATTTCTTTTGGTAAAAAATTCATATTAAAAAATTATTTAAATATTAATAATCAATTTTAAAAAAATGAATAAAATTGATTATTTAAAAATAAATTAGTAAAATATAATGAATAAGTTTGCATTAATTACAGGTATTACTGGACAAGATGGTTCTTATTTAGCTGATTTTTTATTAGAAAAAGGTTATAAAGTATATGGAATTATTAGAAGAAGTGCAACATTTAATACTTCTAATATAGAACATTGCAGAGATAAATTAAATTTAATGTATGGAGATGTTACAGATATGACATCATTATCAAATGTATTATTTAAAATTCAAAAAGAGATTGGAGATAATTATTTAGAAGTTTATCATTTAGCTGCTCAATCTCATGTCGGTATTTCTTTTGAAATCCCAATTTATACTGCCCAATGTGATGCAATCGGAACTCTTAATTTATTAGAAGCAATTAGATTAAATGATATGGGTAATAAAGTAAAATTATATAATGCGGCAACAAGTGAATTATTTGGAAAAGTATTACAAGTTCCTCAAAATGAAATGACCCCATTTAATCCAGTTTCTCCATATTCAATTGCCAAACAATATGCTTTTTATATGATAAAAAATTATAGAGAATCTTATAATATGTTTTGTTGTTCAGGAATATTATTTAATCATGAATCACCAAGACGTGGTTTTAATTTTGTAACTCGTAAAATTACACTTGAATTAGGTAAAATAATGAGAGAAGAAAAAGAATATATGGAATTAGGAAATTTAGATTCTAAACGAGACTGGGGTCATTCAAAAGATTATGTCGAGGCAATGTGGTTAATGCTTCAAAAAGATACTCCAAAAGATTATGTAATTGGAACTGGGAAACAATATTCTATTCGAGATTTTGTAGAGAAATCATTTAAAGTAGTAAATAAAGAGATAGTATGGGAAGGAACTGGATTAGAAGAAGTTGGTAAATTCAAAGATACAAATCAAGTTGTAGTACGAGTAAATCCAAAATATTATCGTCCATGTGAAGTAGATACTTTATTATCTGACCCAAAGAAAGCAATGATTGAATTAAAATGGAAACCCGAAATTTCATTTGAACAATTAGTTGAAGATATGGTAAAAAATGATTTATAATTTAAAAGTTTAATATTTAATAAAATTATTAAATATTAAATATATTAATTTGCAAAATAATAATCAAACACTTTATCTTTATAATTTAATAGGAAATTTCGACTTAAATATTTTTTAGAAAGAAGAATATTCCAATGAATTTTATGATAAAATTTTGAAATAAATTCTTCTGATAAAATATTTAAATCAGATACACTTCTCCAACAAACACTATCTTTAAAATATTGAATTATTTCTTCATTTATTGGATTATATCGAGAATATTCATTAATATCAATCAAATCTTTATATTTTAAAAGAGTAGCTGGTGATAAATGTAAATTTTTTCTACGGATTAATGTCATCCATACTTCTTTATCTTGACCATCACATAATAAAATTGCTTCTTCTTCTGTAAAATTAAAATTTTTTATGAATAATAAGATATTTCTTTTAGTAAAAATATTTGAATGAACTTTTCTAAATAATTTCAATGTTTTTGTTTTAACTTCTGTATTATATTTAATTAAGAAAAAAATAAAAGATAATCTTTTATGTATTGGAATTTCTTCTAATACGTTTTCAACAAAAAAAAGTAAATATTCATTTTTAAATTTTATACAAGGTGATTCTTTGTCATAACCTAAAAATTTACAAAATAATTTTTTTTCATTCTGAAATACAGAATTATTATTAAATGTATTAATATCATTTATATCACAAAGATGTAATATAGTTTTTGTATGAAAAAAGGAATTATGTTTAATATTAAATCTCCATGTATCAATCCATTCTAAATCTTGACAATAACCATCAATTATTTTAACTATACCATTTTCAGATAATTCATCTAAAAGTAATTCATCTAATTTTGTCATGGAATTATCATTATCATCTTTCCATAATTTTAATTGAGAATCAATTGCGCACCTAATTTGGTCAAGAGTTATTATAGAATTATCTACAATTGCATTACTATTACCATCTAGTTCTAGACCAAAAGATGTTAGATTATTATTATTTAGTTTAGATTTTATAAAATTAATATTTTCCATATGTTCTTCAGAAAAAATATCCTTTAATGAACAAGTAGTACAATTATTAATATAATTTACTAAATTATTTGTTTCGGAAGAAGTAAAATAATTTAGTAATCCATTACCACCTTCATCTTCTCTATCAAGGTCATATAATAAACCTCTACCACTAAAAACTGTATCCCACATTATTTTAATTTTTTATAATGAAAAATAAAGAAATCAATTTTAAAAAAAATAAAAAATAAGTCCAATACATTATTTTATTTTTTAATTAATATAAATTATCTATAAATTTTTTGTAGTATTTCTTCTAATATATCTGGACTATAATTTCTTTCAGTAAAATATTCATATTCCATTTCTCTATATACATTTTCTCCAACTTCATCTGGTTCTTGATATAAATATCCAAAATAATCTTCTATATCTTCATATAAACATTCAATTGTAAAATCTTCAATATATTTATTCAATTCACAAAAACACATAATAAATTGTTCAATTGTAAGTTCTATATCATAAGAATATTGATTAAAAAATTTATAATATGATAAGACATAATTAAATATTAAATTTTTTTCTTTTGAAAAAAAATCTTTATCAAAATTTTTAATTTTTTTTAAATCATATTTATTAATATAATTAATTACAATTTCACTAAGATTATATTCATATGGTTTTTCATTAATTATAAATTCATTAAATTTATATTTTTTGGTTGCATCTTCAATACCATGATATTCATCTAAAATTAATTTAAATAAATCAGTTGGTATTTGAGTTAAATGTTTTAACATCTTTATTTAAATAAAGTGTTATTCTAATTATTAGTTAATAGACTAAATATTAATCAATTTTAATTTTGTATAATAATAAGTCCAAAATAATAAATATTTTTTAATTATACTCGTTTTTCCATAGCATATTCATTTGCACTTTCATCAAAGTATTTTAATTCATAATTCATTTTTTCATAAAAATCTTTTGCTTCTTCAATTGCAGTAAGTTGGATTAAATAAGTATCTTCTTTTACTTCCTTCTCCATTTTTGTTAATAAAATTTGACCAAGTGGTAATCCCAATTTTGGTAATGTTGCAATTAATGATAAATATAATACATCATAATTATGTTTAAAAAATACAAATCCAACAATATTATTATTTATATATGCAATAAATCCTTCAATTTCATCACATTCTAAAATATCTTCAATTGTATCAATTGAAACTAATCCTCTGCATATTTTAGTTGCAAGTTTATTTTCCAATAATTCTTTTTTAATATCTGTATTTTTATTTGTATAATTAACAAATTTAATTTTATCTAAAAACATATTATATTTGTCCATTTTTAAGATTATGTTTATAAATTATAAAGTTATAAACATTATAAATATCAATTTTAAATTTTCTATTTCTATGAAAATGATATTTCATCAAATACTAAATCAATAATATCTGTATTAATATCTTTTGTTATTTTACAATCTTCAAACATTGAATTAACAAAGTCATCAATCTCTCTAATATCTGTACTATTTAAAGAATATATTTTATTATCATCCAGTTGTTTTTCTTTTATTTTTTTATTATTCTTTTTAATTGGTTGAGTTTTAAAAAAACAACTAAATAATGATTTAAAGAGTTTCATTATATATTCAATAAATTTATTTTTAATTATTTAATACTTTTTAAGTTTAAGTATTCCAACATTCATAACATAAAAAAGAATCACAACAATCACATATTTTAATAAGAGGATTACAATTTTTATTACATTGTGGAACTTGACAATTATAACATCTAATATAAGGTTGGCATAGACAAGTAAAATCATTACATTTTATACATGAAATTATATTATCACATTTACATAAATATAATTCACATTCAAAACAATAAAATTGTTTATGATTACATATTTTGCATATAGGGTCATAAAATTTTAATACTTCATTTACTAAATCAATTGGTAAAAAGTTTAATAAAATATCCATTATATTATATATTTGATAATAAATAATGATTATTTATTATCTTAATTATACTTTAAATTTAGTTTGGACACCCATACCCATCATTTCATAAAATAATAATTTGGATGAATATGGTAAAGATATTTTTGAGAAATCAGATTTATTTCCACAACTATTGCAATTCATCAATCCTTCTTCTTCATTTACATGTGCAATTATATTACAATTATCACAAAGATGAACTTGGAAATCATCAGCACATTTAATATATTTATCTTGAATATAATAAGCCATACCATGTGCATGTAAACAATCAAGTTCCATATTTCCTAATCTTAAACCACCACCTCGACTTCTTCCTTCTGTTGCTTGTCTTGTTAAATTATTTGTTGGACCGAATGCTCTTGCGTGCATTTTATCAGAAACCATATGTTTTAACCGTTGATAATATGTTGGTGCAATATATATTTTTGTTTCAATTTGGTCTCCAGTTTCTCCATTATATAATGTTTCACGACCAGAACCATGAAAACCTAAATCTTCTAATAATTTATCTAAATTATTACTATCAATTTCTTGGAATGGAGTTCCATCAACATATTCACCTTTTACTGCACCAACTTTTCCTAAAACACCTTCTAAGAATTGTCCAACTGTCATACGAGAAGGCATGCAGTGTGGATTAATAATAATATCTGGAACAATACCATCTTCAGTAAATGGCATATCTTGTTCATCTAAAATAATACCGATAGTTCCCTTTTGGCCGAAACGAGAACTAAATTTATCGGCGATTTCTGGAACTTTCATTGTTCTAATTCTAATTTTTGCTAAACGATGTTCATCCGCATTTTCTGTCATTAATACTTTATCAACAATACCTGCTTCATTTTGTTTTAATTGAATAGAAGTATCTTTATATTTTAGATTTTTCTTTGATTCATATGTTTTACCCATAATTGGTGTCATCTTACCAATAATAATATCATTTTCTTTAACTTTAGAACCAACTTTAACTAGACCAGTTGTGGGGTCTAAATTATCATATGAACCCATACGAATACCAATACATTTATCTTTTTCTGGAACACAGAATAATTCTTTTGCTAATGCAGACATATCTTTCTTTTCTTCTGCTCGATATGTTTTATATGATGTTACATGGAACATACCTCTTTCAATTGCACCACGATTAACAATAATACTATCTTCAATATTATGGGCACCATATGTTGCAATTGCAACAATTAAATTATCACCTGCTGGTAAATCATTCATACCAATAATATCACTTGCTCTTGTATATACAATTGGTTTTTGAGGATAATGTAGAATATGATTAACTGTATCCATTCGATTAAGAGTATCTTGTGATGGAAATCCAATTGCTTGTTTTCCTTGGGCACATTGATATAAAACACGAGGAGCTTGATTATGTTCTGGAAATGGAATTAATGATGCACAAATACCGAAAATTAAACTGGGATGAATTTCACAATGTGAAAAATCAACATTTTTTCTATCAGTTAATACTTTTTGATTTTGTGCAATCATAACTGTTTCAGATTCATTAATATCTAAATATTCAATAATACCTTGATTTAATAAATCTAATACTCTAAAATTTTTACTTCTAATTTTTTCTAATATCTTTTTATTAATATTAACTTTATTTGCTTTTACAACGAATAATGGTCTAATCATTCTACCCTCATCCGTATAAATATTAATTTCATTTTCATCTGGTTTAAAACAAATAGAAGTCATATAATTTAATTTACCTAATCTTCTTTTTTTCTTTAAAATTTTAATTAATTTATTTGGTTCTTGTGTAATACCAAATATTTTACCATTTATAAAGATATGTGTATAATCAATAGACATTTTATTTTGTTCTATATCTTCTAATAAAATAACATTCATATCTTTAATCATTTCTTTAACAATTTCTGGATTTGAATAAGTAGTAATTAATGTTCCCAATGCTAAATTTTTAACTAAACCAACTTGATGACCTTCTGGAGATTCTGCAACACAACAATAACCATATTGTGAATTATGTAATTTACGCGGGTCAACTAATTTCCCAGTCTTACCAATTGGTGCATTAATTCTTCTTAAATGAGAAATAGTTGATGAGAATGTTAATCGTTTTAACATTTGTGCAACACCACATTTTTTATTATCAGAACCAACTTTTGCATTCCAATTACCAGTTGCCAAAGAACCATTTAATCCATTTTCAATAAATGTCTTTTTTACAATTTTACCTTTAAGTAATTCTAAATTTTCAACTACTTGTTCTTTAAGAATAGTTGATTTAAAAGAGGTTAATGTATCTTTATATAATTTTCTAAATAATTGTCCCATTAAAATTCCAGCAGTTTCAATTCTTTTATTTGCAAAATTATCACGGTCAGTTACTTGTTCTCTTCCTAAAATTACATTCATTAATTTTCTTGTTAAATATCCAAGATAGATTAATTTTTCTTTATTTGTTTTTAAATTTGGTAATACTTTAGTTCTTGTTAAAAATTCAACAGATAATGTTTTATTATTAAACTTTCGTTTAATTAATGTTTCTGCATCAATATTATTAGACATAACAGATGTTAATTCTGCAAATGATGGTTTTAATAATTCAATATATTCAGTATCATTACTATTTCCAACAATATATTCCATAATTTCTTTATCAGTTTTAGCTCCATAAAATTTAAATAATACAAATAAAGGTAATTCATCTTTTAAATTACTAAATGTAACTTTTAATGTTCGTTTTCCTCGAATTCCATCTTTAGATAAAAATAATAATCTAATCACACTTGCCATTTTTGTAATATTAGTATTTGAACGAACTTCAATTGAATGAGACCATTTTTTATCTTTAATTTTAAAAATAAGTGGTTTATTATCAGCCATTCTTTCTTGTGAAATAATAACTTTATCATTGCCTTTGATAATAAAATAACCACCTTTATCAAAATCACAATCGGTTGATTTATCATATAATCCATTATTAATAGAACAATATTTTGAACCTTTCATTAAAGGAATATGACCAATAACTTCATTTTTAAATATAGTTGATTTAATATCAACTAATTGATTATTTTTTAAAACCTTGACATTCATATTAATATCAATATACATTGGTAAAGAATATGTTAAATTTTTATCATGTGCAATTTTTGGATACATAATATTCATTTTTCCATTATTATCTTTATATAATGGATTTCCATATGATATATTTTCAAAATTAACTTCAAAAACTTGAGAATTATTTTCATCAATTTTTTTTTCAAATTTTAATGGGTTATGTTCTTTAACAATATCAAATACATACTTATCTAAAAACATATCATAAGAACTGATTTGATGATTAATTAATTCAGTTCCTTTATTTTTCTTTAATAAATTCTCAATTACTTTCCAAGTATCTTCGTAGGATAAACAAGACATAATGAGATTAATATAATTTAATTATACATATAAAATCAATTTTATTTTTTTTATCCGGTTTTTGTTTTTTATTTTATAATTATATAAGTTTAATAATATGAATATTTTTCATAAGTCAATTGAAGTTAGAGATAGAATATTTATTCGTGGTAGAGATAATTTTATTAACGTAGAAGATGGCGTTTTTAAGTTTTATATTAATAGTGGATTAACAAACGTATTATCTTTTGGTGAAACAGGAATTACTACTTCTGGAACAATTAATTTAAATGAGATTTCAACAAATAATATTACATCCGTAATAATTACATCTACTTCAGGTATTTTTGATGATTTATTATTTTCAACTTTAACCGGAACAACTGGAAATTTTAATGATTTAAACGTACAAAGTTTAAATGTTACAGGAGATTCATTGTTTTATAATGATGTATCAATTATAGGCGATTTAAATGTGCTTGGTTCAATAACATCATTAGTATCAACTGAACTTTCAGTCGGTGATACATTATTACACTTAGGTGTAAGTAATACATTAAGTGATTTAAATGATTTAGGTTTATATGGTGAATATTATAATGGTGCTACAAATATATATACTGGTTTAATAAGAGATGCAAGTAATCCTACAAAAGATTGGTTTTTATTTGATAATATCACTAATGAACCAGACCCAAACCTTCAAAATGTAGAAGTTGGACAATTTACAAATTTAAGATTGGCAAAATTAATTGCGGTAGATGATATTTCTTCAGGTACTTTTATTTCAGCTCCAGAAATTGGAACAACTATACTTGGTGTATCTAATAGTTTAACTGCACCAAATGGTGATATTATAACATTAAATTCATCATTAATTGAAAGTATTGAAATTGGAGTAAGTACAATCGGTGTTTCTGGTAATTTAGATGTAGATGGTAATACAACACTTGGTTATACAAATATAACAACATTAGAAACAACTGAAATTGGAACAACAACTCTTGGTGTATCTGGCGATGCATCTATAACAGGAACATTAGATGTTACTGGTGATATTGGATTTTTTACAATGAATGGAACAAATATTTCATTACTTGGTGATATGAATGTAGGAGATGAATTATCAACAAACACTTTATCAGTTTCATCCACATCTGTATTTAATGATGATGTTGTTATTTATGGAGATTTAACTATTCTCAATGGTTTAGATTTTTCTACAGTCTTTACAAATGAAGTTGTTACTCAAAATCTTGATGTCACCGGTCTTGCAATTTTTACAAATGATGTTATAATGGATACCAATACTTTATATATTGATAGTAGTAATCATCTTGTTGGTATAGGAACAACCGAACCTTTATATAAATTAGATATAAGTGGAGATGTTGGTATAACTGGTTATATCGATTTTAATTTGGGAACTACAATAAATTCAGAATATAAAGAAGGACGTTTGTTTTATGATAGGAATGAACATGCACTCGCTATTTATAATGATGTATCAGATGTTACTCATCAAGTTGGTCAAGAAGGTTTAATTCGTGTTTATAATAATTCTGGTTCTACAATATCAAATGGAAGTGTGGTATATATATCCGGTTCAAATACAACTGAAAATAGAGCAATTATTGCTTTGGCAATCGCGAATTCAAGAACAACTTCCGCTGTACTTGGTGTTGTAACTCATGCAATCGAAAATAATTCATTTGGTTATGTTACATCTTGGGGTTTAGTTAATGATATTGATACAAGTGAATTTACAGAAGGAGATTTACTTTATTTAAGTGATGTAAATCTTGGACAATTTACAACATCATTGCCACAACAGAGTAATTATGAAGTTCAAATTGGTTATGTTATAGTGAGTGGAGTATCTGGAAGGATATATGTTCAATTAAATAGTTTATTGACAAATACAATCGGTGAGGCAGAAGAAATTACTGTAGATGTTATAAAAGGAACAAGTGGAACAATTTCAAGAGGACAGGTTGTATATATATCTGGTTATAATGATTTATTATCAGTAATAACGGTTGAATTGGCAGATTCATCAAATTCTTCTACCATGAATGGTTTCGGTATAATGAGGGATAATATATCATTCTCAGCATCTGGTAAAATGATTTTATCTGGTAGATTAACTGGAATAAATACAAATGCATATACAGAAGGTCAAGATTTATATGTTGGAACAACTGGAAATTTAGTTGGAATAAAACCAACAAATGGTTCATTAATTCAAAAAATTGCAACTGTAACTAAAGTTGGTGTTCTAAATGGTAGTATTCAGGTATTTGGTGCTGGACGTTCAAATGATTTACCAGGATTGACAACAAGTAAAATTTGGGTAGGTGATTCAGATTCATTACCAATCGAATATAGTAATTTATCAATTGATATTACTACAAATACAGTAAGTTTAAATGGTTCTATTGGAGTATCGGATTATATCGATTTAAATAATATATCAAACCCTTTGCATAATGAAGGACGATTATTTTATGATAATACAGAACATTCACTTGCTATTTATAATGATGAACCAGATGTTACTCATCAAGTTGGTCAAGAAGGTTTTATTCGAGTATATAATAATTCTGGTTCTACAATTGTAAATGGACAAGTTGTATATATTACAGGAGAAGATGGAACAGAAGGAAGGCCTACAATTGGATTAGCGCAAGCAAATAGTGAAACAACTGCAAAAGCAATTGGTTTAACCACACATGATATTGAGAACAATACATATGGTTATATAACATTCTGGGGTTTGGTAAATGGTGTTGTTACATCAGCATTTTCACCAGGAGATATTTTATATTTAAGTGAATCAATAGCTGGGGCAGTCACAACAACAAAACCAACACAAAGTAACTTCGAAGTTACTGTTGGTTTTGTAGTAACAAGTGCTGTTAGTGGAAGAATATTAGTATCATTAAATGAAAACATATCTGCTACAATTGGAGAATCTTCTGAATTAACAATAGATGTAGTAAAAGGAACAACCGGAACATTAACCATTGGAAAAGCAGTATATATTACAGGTTTCAGTGATACATATAATGTTACAACAGTTGAACTCGCAAATGCTTCAAGTTCATCAACAATGCCAGCT